GGCTGTTTACGTCGGTGATGAGTTGCCGCCTGGCGAGCGGTTTGCATCGTTCAAGTTTCCAGTGGTGACCTCGGAAGATATGGTGTTGGTGACGATAAACAGAGAGCTAGCCGCAGGCAGCTTTGTTTCTCGGTCGAATAATGCACGTGAATTGGCTGAGTTGTCGAAGAACTATGCTATTGAAGTCAGGAAGGAGCTGTTTAGCTCCGCCGTTACATACATCATGTCATTGCAGAAGGATCAGGATATCGTTGGCAATGCTATCAGGTATATCCAACAACACAACTATGTTGATCTGGTGGAGGGGGTTAGGGTGATTCGGTGCCCGTCACTCGGCTACGCCGATGCATTGTGCGTTGCTATAGTGTGTGCGCTTGTCGCTTTCGACTTCCGGTGGAAGTTAACAGCTGAGAGTGTCCCGATCATTAGGAGGTCTGTGGCCGTGACAAAGATGGTCGAGCACACCCCTTTCGGCGCGCTGGGACGTATCGCTTGGTTGTTCGGTGCATATGTGCAGGATACTACTGAGTCGTTTACGGGTAGGCTGCACGCTCGTGCCGCGGAGGCCTTCTATGGGTCCGAGTACATTCCGGGTGTATGTTATGACGTCTATATGGACTCGTCGTATCAGATGGACGGGCAATGGATGGAGCCGCACTTGCTCCAGTTGAAGGGTGCGGACTACGATAGGGAGACTTTGCTGAGCGCCCGGGATCCGTTCATAGGGTTCTTTGGGGACAATGTAGACACCAGTGCCCCGACTGCCATTCCGGTGCAAGAGAAGTCGCTTGGAGAGAAAATGTATAGTCCACCGCCGTATGTGCCCAATACGGTGACGGATCCTATAGCCGCCATGCAGGAGGCCATGGATATCGCATTCCCGGGAAATTCCACGGCGCAGCTGCAGAACGTTGCAGAGTTGCGTAGGGTCAGGGATGTCAACATTAATACCGAGTTCTACGGTAAGGTCGAGATCAACAAGGACATTTCTGCGCCCGAGCAGTTGCACAGAGACATGCCGCTTCGGACGTCAGCGCTGCCGTCCTCCCGTACGCCGTTGTTGGACGCTGTCATGGCATCGGCTAAGAGGAATTTCAACCCTCCGGATCTCCAGATGCAGACCGCTGTTTTTAGCTATGCAAAGGAGTTGGCTGAGGAGTTCATATTAAATTGTTTCGTCGAGGGGTACAATGATACCTTAAGGAAGGCTTACGAGAAGGACCCGATAACGTTTAACTTGACTGATTATATGGCTTGGCTCGCGAACAAAGACACTAGGTACCGTACGGCCTTGGAGGCCGAGTGTCCGCAGGAAATGGTTGAGCTTGAGTTGGACAGGTTCGACACGATCATAAAGAAGCGTATAAAACCTAAATTGAGTACGCTCGCGCAACATGAACTAGGTCAGCCCCAGGTTATAGTGAGTCTGTCAAAGAAAGATACGGCGCCGTTTACCAGTGTCCACAGGCGGCTGTTCGAGAGGCTGGATGCATCTCTGAAGCCTCAATTCAAGAGTGCAGGTAGGCTGTCAGATGACCAGATTTCTGAGTGGCTCACCGAGAATCAGCCCCATTTGATCGCGTCCGTAGCTGCCGAGCTGGACTCTGGGAAGTACGACAAATCGCAGAATCTGTTGGCGCGACTTATTGAGGCGTTCGTGTTGGAGGCACTGGGTCTAGATCCTGGCGTGAACGAGATACACAAGGATTCTTACGTGGGCAGGGTCTCTAGCCGTGCGCTGGGTCTGGCCTTTTCCTCGTACTATCAGATGAAGTCCGGGGCGCCCGATACAATGCTGGGGAATATAATATATAACATGGTGTCCGCGGGTAGGTCGGTCGGCTATGAAAATATCAAGTTCTTCATAGTGAAGGGCGATGACAATGTCCTGTGGTTTGTCTCCGGCACCAATATGTCGTTGGCTACGTCGAAGATGTCGAGCCTCTTCAATCTTGACGTCAAGTTGATCGAGGGAAGTGTGATATATTTTAGTTCTGGGTATCTCTTGTTCTTCGATGACAGGGGTTATTTTGCTCCTGACCCTTTGAAGCTTTTGGAGCTGCAAGGGGAGGCGGGCGCCCCGCCTGAGGTGTTGTCTGCGCAATTTGAGTCGTTCAAGGATAGGTGTAGGTCGTATACGCGGCATCACCAACTCCCTCGTGTGCTGGAGATGGCCGTGCGTGCGCGGCATTCGAATCCTGAAGTGCCGGTGGTGTCTTTGATTGATGCGTTCTTGGCGGTCTCGGTTGATTACGAGGCGTACAGGCGACTGAGGTCGTATGTAAAGTAAAACGCGGTTAGCCGCTTGTTCATAATATTCTACTAGTTGTTCGTCTGTGTCGTGTTTGTGGCTCAGTGGGTGGATCACCTTTTAGCGAAA